TCTGCTAATCTTAACGGATCGCGCTTGTCGTTGTACTTGAATAGATGAACCTAACCGCCCAAGGTTGTGAGGCGCTTTACGTGCTGCTAACTGCTGGACCTCTAAGGCAGCGTACCCAGTTTCCTGCTCTATCTTCTTAGCCACTCGGCCGCCGTAGGCCGATAGGTCGCGCATAAGTTTATTTATTTCGCGCTGGTCTACTTTGAACTCTATACGCACTACGCTTGCCGCTCTACTGCTTGGAAAGTTACAAAGGCCCTATCTGGCCCCTCCATGGCCGGACCGTCTACGCTTAGGCTTCTGCCCCGGTATTCTATTTTAAAGACATCGCTGGGGAAGTCTGGGCCGTCTATATCTCCGGACCAATCCAAGCGAGACCGCATAGTAATTTCGTATCGGTTTACGTTCAATACCCGCGCATCGTCCGCGTTCTTAGAGCTTCCTAACCTTTTGACGTTTGCCCAGTCCGTAAAACTTACAGACTCTTTAGACCGAAAGCCGCCCATACTATCCGCCTGAGTAGTGTAGGCGTAGCACGTTACTTGTTCATTTAGTAGCCCTGGATTCATAAGAACAGCTTAGTACGTTCCTTAGCCAGCAGGCTGTTTAGATCCGCTTTGAGGTTACTTACAATAGTACCCGTTACGCTTATGCCTCTGTTTTGGTACAGCTCGGCGCATATCTTAATAATAGCCTCTTTTACGTTCTCAGTAACGTAGGACAGTTGGGCCACATAATCAACCGTATAAGTAGAGTAGGCCGTAGGCGAAGGAATACGAAGCCGTCCCCCGGTTAGTAGATAGTAGTCCTCGTCTGCTGTTAGCGTAGTGTTTGCCCCTTCCAGGTCCTGACCTACTACGGAAGTAATAGAGCTTACCGGACCCATAGGCAGCACGTATCTAAGTTCTCCGGCGTCCATGTCTCGGTCATCGTCAAAGTCCCAAAGGATCGCCTGCATTCGGTTCTCGTTCAAGCTCTGGCCTATGTAGGTCTCTACGTATCGCGTAGACGCCTCTAACTGCCTATCTATTAGGTCATCTTCGCCGGTAATGTTTACGGCGCGGGCATAGGTCCGAAAGTCTGCACGGCTGATAATGTTAGCCGGAGTAACCGCCGTTACTGTATGGTCTATTCTCATGCTTCAAAGTTACGGCATAAGAAAGCCCCGCGTTACACGGGGCTACCACCAAACCACTAAACAGACATGGAAAACATGAAAGTAAGCTAAGGCAAAGATAGGGCAATAAAAAAGCCCCCGAAGGGGCTTGGCTCTTTAGGCTTGTGCTGTGCATTTGTAGTGCCTATCAAACTCTCCGATATTGATACGGATAAAGTAATTGTAGTTAGCGTAGTCGGCTCCCATGTCTCCGGCGTTTCTGTCTACATTTACACCCGCTTCGCTCTGTTGAATACAAGCCATAATAGTCTCAAGGGCTTGCAGTTCATAACCGCTGTAGTAATCGTATAACCGATGGTGGTTTACTTGTCTGTAATTATCCTCCATTTTGTCAATTCCGAAAGTCTCAGGACCTTCAAGGATAGTTACACATACTTCCATGTTATCGCGCTTGCGGATTGAGAATTTCCAACCGTCCTTTTTAGGAAAAAGTCTTTTAATCTCGCTTCTGATCTCTTTTACTGTCTCTGTTGAAATGTAGGCCATGTCGGTGTTTTTAGGTTGTTTGATGTATCAAAGGTGCAACGCCTCCATATACCCTACAAGCATTTTAACATTTGCGCCCAGACTTTAACATTTGAGCATAAAAAAAGGGGACCGAAGCCCCCTTAGTTAGATACGCACTACCCTACTACGATGGTGTAATAAATGGAAGTACGTTAGCATAGGTAGCAGTAAATACTGCATCGTCATGCTTACGAACGTGAGCCAAGCGCTCCTCTACGCGGACAGTAACCAAATTCTTCTGAGCGTTGTCAGAGTCCTGAGGGAAGAACTGTACGGAAGGGGCAGAACGCTGGAACAGCTGAGAAGCTGCGGCCTTGTCGAACACGAAGAACGAGCCTTCAGCTACTGCGCTGCTGTGATACACGGGCATACCGAAAAGGGTATAAGTGTTCTGAGCGGCGTCAAAGTAGAAAGGCGCTACATACTGACCGTTGGAGCCTTTAGATCCTACCATAGTGTAGAAGTCCGCAGGGTTTACCATGATGCAGTCGGGCATATAGTCCTGAGAAGCCAAGTAACCAGAAGCCGCTTGGATGCAGTCCCACTTGTTAGGCTCGGCGAACTCAGTAGATACGCTCAAATCGTTCTCATCGGCAGCACTGGCCGCAAGTCCGTAGAGGTTAGTACCCGCTCCGTCTCCAGTAAGCAGCTGGCTGTCCTCCTGGTTCATGAGCAAGCGTGTAAGCTCGTAAGACAGATAAGAAGTCATGCCGCTGATGTCGTCCAGCATCTGAGTAGAGATACGAGCAAAAGCAGCGATAACCTGAGCGTTGAAAGTCTGCTCGGCCATGTCCTTGTCAATCTGGTCCTTTGCGTTGCCCTCGGTCTGGTTGCCGGCTGTGCCTTCGCCGCCAGTTACCTTAGCGTAGCGTACGCTGTCTCCGATCATTGTCCCTTGTGGGATGAAGTTACGGACACGGTTAGGACGGTCTACGTCTGGAAGGATAGGCAAACGAGTCTGCTCGGCTACGTCTCCAGTAGTAGAAGCCGCGAAGGTCATAGTACCTACAGCCTTAGTCAGCATACCAGGAATACGAATACCCTTGTGAATTGAAGGATCATTCTTGTAAGCCTCGTACTCTGGGTTCTCTACAATGGACTTAGCCATAGCCTCGGAAGTAGTCAGCTCGGCCGCCTTAGTAGTAGACATACCGTTCTTGGTAAGCTCTTTTAGACGAGCGTCCAGCTTGTCGCTGTGCTTCTGTACTTCTTCGCTGTTGCCTTGTACCTCTTTAACGAGATCGGTCAGCTTGTCGATTTGGCCGCTGTAGTCAGCTTGGCCCTTGGTGATTGCATCGATGCGGCCGTTCAGCTCTTCTCTGGTTTTTTCTACAGAGCTGGAAACGTCCGAAGCAATCTTATTCAGTTGTTCTTCTGCGTTCATTTTCTTAAAAATGCAGGGTTAGACTTTATTTGAATTGATGCGGTCCCATATACTCAGGAAATCCGGCTCGGTCTCTTCTGAGTGCTGTTGCGGCTCATCCGTTACGAGTGAACTAAGCGCCTTCTGTATTTGAGTGCACTCTATCTCTAATTGAGTAAAAGCCTCATCCGTAAGGGTAGAACCCGAACGAAGTAGCTTTTGCATTTTGCCCAGGCGGTCCACAAGGTTACTAACCTCGTCCCCGGACTTAACCGATACTGTAGGCGTCTCGGCGTTGGCACCTATGACCACGCTTGAACCTTCCCACAGTTTAGCCTCGGTAATGGTGCGGACGCGCTCATACTTGGGCTTCTCCTCGTCATCCATCTCGTAAGCCATCTTAACAATCGAAAAGCCTACGGAATGCTCGTTAATTATTCCAGCCTCGTAATAGGCCATAACGTCCCGGCCCTTTGCACTATCGACCAGCTTTGAAACGAAGTATAGGCCGTAGTCATCTTCTGCAAGCTCCATTAGCTTACCGATAGGCTCGTAGCTTGAATGGCTCCAAAGGTGAGCTATACGCCCTTTTCCGTTGGGTCCATTCTCAGCTATAGACTTAGAATAAGCGCCCCTGGCCATTACATCGTTATGGCTGTCCACGTTCCCGAACTTAGAGAAGTAGCCAGACACTATGCCTTTTTTTCCGTCCACGTCCTTGACGATCATGGAAGGATCATTAAAGCCCTTATGCAATAGCGTACCGCTCATAGTCTTTTCTTCTTCGTCTATTATACTCTTACTCCAACGCTTCCCGGCCAAGCCGCCCCACAATAAATACGAAATAGTCCCGCAGGCTTTCGTATCATTCTCGTCATAGTAGGTCTCTGCCCTGCTTAGATAACTGTACATCCGTTTAACGGTGTCGTAAGTTATCGCCTCCCTATTGGCCAGCTGCTGCGCTCTGACCTTACCTACCTGAGTAGCGCATCTATTGTTTACAGCTTCGTTAAGCTCTATCCCCCTTTTCGCGTTATTACTTACCGCCTCCGGATAGTTCTTATAGGTCTTAGCCATTCCGATACAAAATTACATAGAGTAAAAAACTACATTTCGCTAAACATCGGCTGCCCATCGTCCCGGACAAAGGCCACAGTACAGCGACAATTACAGCGGTTTTTAGCCCCTCCGTTAGGGTCCCCTGGGCGCATCATCTTAATGCCTTGCACGTTAAAAGGTTTGTCCCGGTCCACGGTCTGCCCATTCATTACTACATGATCGGCGGCATCCGGCGGTATAGTTCGGGTCCGGCTATCTATCCGGGCTATCCAGACCTTTTTAAGCTGCAGCCCTAACTCGTCCGCTATGCTCTGGCCGCCCGTGTCCGCCCCGTAGTTAGAAGCCGTTAGAACCTCGGTCCGTGCTATTAGTTCAGATCTCCACTTAGATACATTCCGCCACTCAATAGGAACGCGTTTATTTAGCTGTTCCATAGTTTCAAAGATGCTTAACCCCTCGTCTAAACTTTCCGCTATGATCCGTTGAATAATGCGCTTTGCTGCTACTTGGCTGCTGCCTATTATAGAGGTTATATAAGTGGCCGCCTCCGTGTCTACATACTCAAGCATCTGAGCGGTCCAGATATATTGAAAGTCCTCTAAGGTCATTTCCTTAGAGCTGTCCGCCTCTCGTTTAATCTGGTTATAGGAACCGGTCGCAAAGTCTACGCCTACCTCCTGGTATAAATCAACGAAAGCCGCTTTGAGGTCATCTCTACGGACCAGGGTAGTAACAGCGCTTAGAACGGCCTGCGGGTCTGTAGCTAACTTCAGATACTCTAATAAGTTTCCTATCTGGTCGTTTAGCGCCTTGTTAAAGACCTTGTTATACTTGCGGACATAGCGCCCCCGCTTGCGGTCGTTACGGGTCCAGTACTTGGCCCCCTCCCGTTTAGTCATTCGGCAAGCTATCGCCGTTTATCTGCTCGGCTATTTGTGGGGCATCTAACCCACTTAAGGAAATAGGAACACGGCCAGCGGGCATATATATTTCGTCCATCATCGGGTCGGCTTCTCTTTCGTAGCCCATTTTTTCGCGGGCCTCGTTTGGAGTAAGCCAATAGGAAACATTAAGCCAGTTGGCCAGTTCCTGCATATCCGGCTGCAGCTCGTTTATATTGCTTTGGTCTACTTTAAAATATACGTCTCGCCCTTTGAGGTCTGGGTACTTCGGTAAGAGCTTCCGGGACAGTTTGCCGTAGATGCGGTCGGCCATAGGCAGTACGGCGTCTGTATACATCTGCTTCCGCGCTTCCTTTAAATTAGTATAGGTCTTGCCTATCTCGCTATTAAATAGCTGGCTCGGTACATGGTACACGTTGCAGACATCTACTAACGTCATCTTAAGCGTGTCCATTATGGCCAGGTCCACGGCTGACAGTCCGAAGTTGATGTAACCCAAGTTACCCGAAGTTACTGCTATGGTCCCGCTGTTCTTCGTGCCGCTCATCTTGCGGAACTTGGCTTCTAAATTCCTTTGCTGTACCTCGGTTAGAGTATCGGTTATACCCTCCATACCCTTATCATACAGTACGCCCGGAGGTCCTAAGTTCTCTAAGCCCTTTTTATTGGCCTCGTACCCGCTGTTCCCGGTTTCAATACTACGCCAAGCCGAACGGATCGGGGACATACCGTACCGCTCTTGCCCATCGCCGTAGATGTATTGGGCGTTCTTGAAGTGTATTACTTCGTCTGTACTAAACTCGGCGCCCTCTACATTCCCCCAAAGAGACATAGTATAACCGGCTACGGGTGTTCCCATATCGCCGCCTACTACGTCCATGAACTGAGACGGAAGCACGTACATATTTATAGGCCGCCCCGCGTTAGGTCCATCGCTTGGGCTTGTAGTGTAGTCGTAAGCGTTACCAGTAATAAGTAGATAGCCGGCCAGCTGCTCTATAAAATCGAACTTGCTTTGCTCTTCGTTGGGTTCGTATATCAGGTCTAAAGCCGGGTGATCTAATTCTACTTTTTCGCCGTTTACGTTCTCGATTAGTTTAACATCCAGCGCGGCGGTCTTTTGGGCTATCGCACTAACTACGGCGAACACATCGGGGTTCCTTGCGTACCCTTGTTCAACGTAGTTCTGTACATTGTCATCGTTCCAAATTGGCCCCCTGCCCAGGTAGGAAAGTGCGGCGAAATACTTGTTAGTGATTCTTTCGGCCTCTTCAATTTGTTGAAGGGTTCGCGCTGGTGCGAATCCAATAGCCTTCTGTAGCCGTTCTAAGAATGTCATATATACACTTCCCTGGGTTTAACGCTGTTTGCGTATAGTATCGCATCCATTGAATGGTCGAAGGCATCTATCGGCCGCTCTGGACTTCTCGGCTTCCCGTCTTTGTCCATCTCCCAAGCGTACCAGGTTACTTCTTCCCAAATGTTTCTACTATTCGCAGTTACAAAGATACTAAGACGCTTAAGGTCTAAAATCGCATGTCGTTTGTAGTCTTTACTCTTCTTTACGCCGATCGCTTTAAACCCGTAGCGCTTAAGCTCGGTAATACTTCGCGGCTCGGCTGAATCGCATATAAGGGTGTCCCCTCCGTCTATTCCCGCCTTTCTCATCCGGTCGGCTAATAGGTCCAGGGTTAAGCCCTTCTCGTATACTATCTCTTCCACGTACCGGCGGTCGTTCTTACGGCCCAGCTTTACTACACAAGTCGGGTCATTGGTAAACCCAAAGTCTACGCCGTAGGTAATAGAGCTGCATTCCGTCCAGTCTATTTCTTGGACCTTCTGCCAGGTAGTGTATATCTGTCCCTTTCTTCCTGCTGACCTTTTGCCCTCGCCGTATACCTTCCAGTAGTCGGGGTCTACGTCCTTAAATCTTTCTATTTCGGCTATGACCACGTCCGAAAGGTGCGGATTATCCTTGTAGGTAGTTATAAGCGTCTCGCTGTCCTTCCGCGTCTGTACCTCGTCATATATCCAGTGCATAGGATCGGACGGGTTGAAGTCGATAACCGCGCAGGCCGTGGTCCTAAATAGCATTTGGTTCCAGCCCTCTAATGTTATCTCGTTGCACTCGTTTATAAAGAGTAGATCTCTTTTACGCCCTCGGACCTTCTGCGGCTGGTCTAAGCTGATAAACTCTATTAGGTTGCCTTCCAGTAGATACGTACTCTCGGTCTTGTTGTGGTTCTCTACCCGGTACGCCTCAAAGCTGTTAAGTATATCTATGAAGTCCCTGAGTACAGACCCACGTATAGCTGGATAGGTTGCCCTGGCTATTGTTATAACCATTCCCGCGTTAGGGTACTTATAACAAAGCTCTATAAGAAACTGTATAGCGCTGAACGTCTTACCCGATCGCGTACCCCCTTGCAGAACCAGTATACGCTTGGTTAGGTAGTTGTCCCGTAAAAACTTGAGGTTAGGATTTACCTTCATTATCCAGCATCCACGGCGGTACTATCTTTTCTAATTGCTGTACGTCTGCCTGCACCTTAACGTCTGGCCGTCCAAACAGACGGTCGAATACTTCCTTTTGCGCCTTTATATCGCCTTCTTCAGCAGCCTCTAATACCTTAAGCCAGATAGCCCGCAGCTGTTCGTCTGTTACGTTCTCCCTAAAGAAGTTCCTATAAGGGTTCTTCCGCCTATCTACCCCTTTCGCCTTTGTGCTGTGTCCCGCCATAATAGATTGTAACTATTATACAAAATTAGGCGTAGTCCTTATAATGCCTTTTGCAGCTCTTCAAGCTCGCACCATTCTAAATGTAGGTATTCTACAAATAGCTCATCCCAGTAGGGCCAATCATCAACGTCAATTCCTTTAAATATGGTTATGGACTCCACTGTCTCTTCGGTGTCCATGTCCGTTATTAAACCAAACTTGCCTATACCGGTTTTAAATTCCACTTCACCGTCTAAGCTTATTTCTTCCCATTGCATCCAAACGGGCTTAGTTTCTACGCAAGTGTCGTTATTACCGTGCCTTTTGTTAAAATGCACCCCTCCATTATCAAACCATTCCAGGTCTTTCTTTTGCTCTTCTGTTTTCATTTGTTTGATTTATTTAGTTGTTAAGCGTAGTCCTCTACTATCTCTAAAAGCCTCGGTATACGCGCCGCCCATCTATGGTACTCGTACGTATAGTCCGCTACTTGTTTGGGGTTCGGCATCTCTTCGGTCCAGTGGCCTGGATAGCCTATAAAGCTTAAAGGGTGTTCCGCTGTTATGTCGGTTTCTCCCATCTGGCAAATAATAGCCCCGCAAGCCTGCGCCCTTATTACCCTATCGGAATAAAATAACGGCCGGTCGAAGTGGTCCAGGTTCAACGCCCAGCGGTTTGTATTGTAAATAATACGCTCGGTCTTGGGTGTGGTTCGTCCGTTCTTGTTCTTTGGCCAGTTACCCCCAAATACTCTTAGGCCCTTCTCTCGGTATTGTGTTACTACCTCTTCGCGCCTTGCACTCTCTGGGAAGCGGTTTCGGTAGTTATTGCCTAAGAATACTACGCCCTCGGTCCTTCGCTCCCTTCCGTCCAGGTAGTATACATCAGGATCGTACCCTATTTGCAAGTAGTCCGCTGGTAGTCCCTTCTCTTTGAACTTGTCTATGTCGGTCTGGTTAGTAAACAGCGTTACGTTAAAGGCGTCCCCCAGCTCTAAATACCAGTCTATGTTTTCCCTTACGTCCCCGGTCCAGTTGATTACTACGCAGCCCATTTCTCTAAGGCCCTCTACTAACCGCGCTTCGACTATTCCGGGCGTTTGTATCTGCATGAATACAAGGTCGGGTAAAAAGCTTTGGGCTTCCTTTAAGACCATCTTAGTAAGGTAGATCAGTTGGGCGCTCGGTATCTCCCGCCAATTTATCCGGTGTACATCATGTCCTAACCCTCTCAGGGCTTTGTCGATTTCGGGGCCTCCAAGGCCTACGTGTAATACTCTCATAGCTGTATGGCTTTTAAAAGTTTGTACGGTCCGGGTATCTTTTCCTTTTGCCGGTCGTACGTTCTGAACTTGGATTCGTGTTTATGGTAGGTCTTTATAGATAGGCTGGGGTTAGTTATAGCGTACCCGGCCTCCCATATCTCGTACGCTATGCGGTTATCGCATCCAGCCACTCCCAGGCGGAAGTCTATTGGCTGCTTTAGTAGTCGGTCTTTTACAGACCCCTTGAATATCCAAACGTCTTGCGACCACCAAGGCCGGCCCCATAGTTTGCCCCTCTCGTATCTCGTTAATGCGTAGCAGTCGTTAGGCTGCATTTTATCGCAAAGCCTTATAGAATCGTCAAAGTATATATCTGAATTGGCTACTATGTTAATAGCGTCCTCAGAGCAAAGGGTAAAGAGGTCTTTATACGTTGGTCGGCCCTTGGGCATTAGGACCGTATCGAACCTTTCCCGGTTTACACGTTCGCAGTACCGCAGCTCTTCGTTTCTTCTTGGCTCTGGTGCTTCCCAATAGGGTGTGATCAGTTGGTATTTCATATCACTCTAAGACGTTTACAGCCCTTCAAATAGTACCCGCCCTCAAACAGCTGGGCTATAACCTCAAGCCTCCGTATTTGGTTTACGCTTAAATCGTGCTGGTCCAGGTCTGCTAACCTATCGTCCGTTTTACCGGGTCCCTTGAATAGTGCCGTGTGTACTTCTTGCCGGAAGTCCTCGTATAGCATTATATGGCTAATCGGATAGGTTAGAAATTCTTTCGGGGTCATCTTAAAGGCCCGCCAAGCTCTACACGCTGTTAGGTACATTTGGAGCCTTCTATGTTCCCTAAAGTTCACAGAACTAAGCTACTAATTTCGGCGGTCGTATAAGCTCAGGGTAGGAAGGTTGCCTATTTGGTCATAGTAGGCGCACATAATAGCCGCCTTATTTATTACCTCCGGG